GCCGCTAAGCCTAGCCATTGCCCCAACTCTATACCACTTTTCCCGCTTCAGCAATCTGTTTCTTGAACTTAAACCGCAACACTTGCTGCCATCCCTTTGGCACACCACGCTGCCGCCAGTTGCTAACCACGTTCTGCCTTATGTCCAAGATGTAGGCCAGACGACCCGTGCCGCCCGATGCCTTGATTGCGATTTCTAAGATGTCCATCTCTGCATCTTATCACATTTGTGAGGGTATGGGCTATAGGAAAAAACTATAGCAAATGCAAAACCGATAAATTTATTTATTAAAAAAATGTTGCACAGCTTCACAAACGTGATATAGTTCACCCATGCCCTGAATTTCTCGGGGTCTTTTTAGGAGGTCTTATGACCGATTTCACTTTCTCTCCCTCAGACTTCAACGCTACCACCATCACGGTCGTGGCTAACACTCCAGAGGCTTTGGAATACCTTGCAGAGCGTTATGGCTTTGCTTGCATTTCTATCAACGTTCGCAAGTCTGCCGCGCCAGATTTGGCAGATTCGTTTGAATTCCAAGGTTTGTCTTACCAGTAAACCCACGGGGCTTTGGCCCCATCAATCCCGCAAGGGTCTTTAAGGAAAACATCATGAAAATCAAAACCACACTCCACATATATTTCTGCAAATACAGTTGGGAAACTGAGGGCAAGTTTGTGCCGTTCGCTTACCCAGTTGGGTCAGCGGATTACATCTTTGTTTGTGAACAAGACATCGAGATGGAAGTTCCTGACAACTACGACCCGCGAGTGCAACAAATCGCCTCGCTGGAAGCTCAAAAGGTAAAAGCAATGGCTGACTACCAAAAGTCGGTTAACGATATAAATGACCGGATTTCTAAACTGCAAGCACTGGAGTACACATGAAACAAATAGCCACCGCACTGGTCAAGGCACAGAAAGCCTTTGGCCCTGCCCTCAAATCATCTACTAACCCGCACTTCCGCAGCCGCTACGCTGATCTGTCAGCTTGCGTTGAGGCAGTCATTGAAGGCCTGAATGGGGCAGGCATTGCCCTTGTTCAGCGCACCAGTGAAGACTTAACTGGCGTGACCGTGGAAACTGTTTTTCTTCACGAATCAGGTGAGATGTTGGAGTGCGGCAAATTGCACGTTCCCGCCTCCAAGCAAGACCCGCAAGGATACGGCAGCGCCCTGACATACGCTCGCCGCTACAGCCTGATGGCAGCTTGCGGCATAGCGCCAGAAGATGACGATGGCAACGCAGCCACACGCAAAGCAGTGCCGACTCCAGACATAACCGATCACTTGGCTGCAATTGAAACCAGTGGCAGCAGTGATGAACTTGCCAAGGTCTACAAAGACGCATTGGAAGCCTGTCAAGGCAACCAGGCATTGCAGGCCAAAGTTATTCAAGCAAAGAAGGCACGAATTGAACGGGCCAAAAAGGAGACAACATGAACGACGAACAAGGAACAGACAGCTGGTTTGCAGACCGTTTAGGCAAGGTCACCGCCAGCCGCTTGGCTGATGTGCTTGCCAAGACTAAAACAGGTTACAGCGCAAGCCGCGCCAATTACATGACGCAGCTGGTTTTAGAACGCATTACCCAAACCCGCGCTGAGTCTTTCTCTAATGCAGCAATGGCTTGGGGTACTGAACAAGAACCCTTTGCCAGAGCAGCGTATGAAGCACACACGGGGCAAATGGTTGAGGAAGTAGGGTTCATGCCTCACCCAACGATTGAGGCTGCTGGGGCCTCTCCAGATGGCTTGGTGGATGATGATGGCATGGTCGAGATTAAATGCCCGTCATCCAGCACAGCCCTTGAGGTTTGGCTGACCCACTCACAAGGCGGCAACCCTGTTGATGCCAAGTATTACGCGCAGATGCAATGGCAGACGCGCTGCGCTAATCGAGCATGGTGCGATTACGTTGTCTTTGATCCTCGTATGCCAGGCAAAGCACAATTGTTTATTTTCCGTGTTGAGCGCAATAACGATTGGCTCAAGATCGCAGAAGATGAAGTCTTAAAGTTTTTGGCAGAAGTTGATGTCAAAGTGAAATCCCTCAAAACCATTATCGGAGAATAAAAAATGTCAAAAGTTAGCAAAGAAATTTCTTGCATCACAGGTGAATACACCAATTCAGCTGGTGAACGCAAGAAACGCTATCAGCGAATTGGGTCAATTATTGAAACCAAGAACGGCCCAATGCTCAAGCTGGACAACATCCCCTTGCGTGAAGGCGGTTGGGATGGATGGGCGTACATCAACGACCCAAGGCCACAAGAGGAATCTCAAGATAAGCCAAGCCGTAAACAACGGTTTGAAGATGACGATATACCTTTTTAGGAGTAAGCATGAACGCCGCCAGCATTGAAAGTAGCGACCGCCTGAATCGTGTGCTTGATCTGCTGTCTCAGGGCGGCGAATTTAGCACCCTAGACATCATCAAAAACGCAAACGTCTGCGCCGTGAACAGCATTATTTCCGAATTGAGACAGAACGGCTTTGACATCAACTGCCAACGCCGCGGCGACAAGTGGTTTTATAAATTGGAGACAAAATGAAAAATCTGAAAACACCGAGAACCTCTGCGGAATTCAATTGGGTTCAGGGGCATGGCCCCGTAGAGCCACTTTGGGAGAAGGTTTGGGGCTATGCCTTGGCTTTTGCAATTGGCGCAGGCATGGCCTGCCTGATGGTCTCATGGTGGTCGTCATGACCCCCGAATGCCCTGAAGGGCTTATCGAGTTTGCCTGTGAGGTTGAAGGCGTTGACCTTGTTTGTTTTTTGGAATACTACCCCGCTGAATTTGGGTCTAAGGATTCAATGGGTTTGGCTTATGAACCAGATCAAGACGAGTGCATGGATTTAGTTAATGCTTACATTTCAGGCACTGATATAGACATTGGACACTTGTTGATGCAAAGCCTTGTCGATCACATTACCAGCATAGCATTAGAGGAATCGAAATGAGCGGCGACAACGATTCTGGCTGGCGCAAGCGTCAGACAAGGATGACCGAAGCGGATCATATTTTTGAGGCATTGATGCTGCGCTATGGCAGTGACTTGCAGGCTGCAAATGTGACCCTGCTGCTGAAAGACGGCGACAAGGCCGTGAGATTTATAACAATTCATATGCCACAAAAACAAGAGGAGCAAGAAAATGAGTGACTTAACTACGGGCTGGCGCAAGCGTCATATTGCCCTTGACACCAAATCAGAGAATGCGCGTGAACTGGGGTTGGACTATGAGCCTGACAAGACAATCATTGAGATGGCGCGGGAGGCGGGGTGGATGCACGAATACGATTCGCCAACTGGGTTCATTGCTGAAGCAGCATTTAAATTTGCCGCCCTTGTCCGTGAAGATGAGCGTGAGGCGTGTGCAAAAATCGCTTGGAACATGGAGCCTGAGGAAAATGGCCCTATTGAAACCGCTATCAGAGCAAGGGGGAACACATGACTAAAGAAGTATTGAAAATGGCCCGTGAAGCTGGATTTATTATTGATGAAAGTCTTGGTGTTCCGTATGCACTGATTAACGAAAAGACCTTTGTTGAGTTCAATGTGGCGCTTGAACGTTTGGTCGAACTTGCCCGAGCTGACGAGCGTGAAGCGTGTGCAAAGGTGTGTGATGTCTTTTACTGTGACTACTGCGCCGATGCCATCAGAGCAGGGGGGAACACATGAACGCAATTGCAGGATGGTTTGTAATGATAGGGTTAATGCTTCTCGGTTTTAGCATTGAAAAAGCCGCTGAAAAAATTGCCACGCATCAATGTAAAGACGCCCACAACATTAAGGAGTAAGACATGACTAAAGAAGTATTGAAGCAGGCGCTGGAGGCGTTGGAATTTGTTGCCGATTTTAAAGCGGCAATGAAAGACGCATCACAGCCACCCCTGCCAGAGCAGCCGAATCTGCTTGGATATTGGTTGACGGACACACAAGTGGTTGAATTTAGCCATTCCGATTATCACGACGGACCTGAGTGGCAACCGGTGTACACCACCCCACCCGCAGCACAGCCAGCACAGGAGCCTGTGAAATTTAAATGCACTGTGGTGGACGACCGCCACCCCCAAGGCATATTGTTGGAGCAATGGGGCGACCCACCCGCAGCACAGCCAGCCTACCGCGCCGTTAAAACTGTTTATGAAGGCAAGCCTGTGTATGTGGCGCAACATGACGAAGACGATGACACCCAAGGTTTTATGCCCGATTGGGCAAATTTTCAAGAAGGTCGCAAGGTCGGAAAGGCTGAAGCATTTGAACAGATTGCTGACAAAATTAAATCCCTGCCTTGGGAAAACGATACCAAGGACAGTTTCTTGGTTTGGCTAAAGGAGCAGAAATGATACGCACTGACGAAGACGATGAGTTTGAGCGCATTGAACGTGAAATGAAATGGCGTCAATTGTTGATTGACCACCCACCGATTGCAATTCCGTTTATTTCGCAAGAAGAATGGGAGGCGCTCAATGCCGATCAAAATGAACTGCTGTGATGAATATGGAAATTGCAGACAGGGCCGTGATTGCCCTGTTCGAATTGCTTTACAGCCTATGACTTTCAAGCAATGCTTAAAGCAGCTAACCTACTGGATTCTTATGTCAGTTGCTGGTGTGCTTTGGTTGGCTTTATTGATAGCTATCGTAGCCGATTATGCGTAAAGCCGTGTACCTGCTTTGTCGATTATCAGTGCTTGTTTGCGGGGCGCAGCACCTACTTTGGATATGCTGATGTGGGTCCAGCGGTCAAACTCGCGGATCACCTGGTCAAATGGCAGATTGGCGGCAATGATGGCTTTGACAACTTGGTCGGGAGTCATAGCGGGAACCCGAAAGTCAGCAGCGCAGCCGATACGATGCTGACTAGAATCTTTGCTGCCCAGAGCATCATTGACTTGTTTTGATCGGAAAGCCGAATTGACCATGATGGGCTTGCCTCCAAGTACTGTTTTGACTTGCTCAAGAAAGTTTGCAAGACGCTGAAGGTTACTGATTTCATTTTGTGTTGGAGTATTGTCAAG